TACACATAAAGCTTATCTGGTTAATATGACCGGACTGTCTTATAGGCTTAAGGAAACACAAAAAATGAGACAAGATAAATGAATATTTTAAACTTATAGTAATTTTGTAACCAGTTATGGATGGAGCTCTTTTCAATTAGAATACGGCGCACTTTTCAATTAGTATCTACACCCAAACTTCAAGCCAGTCTGTAACTGTATTTCCATTATTGTCAAAATCGGAATAGGAACGGGCAAACAATGTAAGCTCCCCTGTAACATTATCGAAATGGGGATATAACGTATCTCCTTTCTCAAAAGAAAGGACTTTCCAATAGAAAATTCCTTTTCGGAGATAACCTACAAATGCTGTGTCCCCCGTTATCTTTACGGATTTTGCCGCTTCATACCATGCTATCTCCATGTCCTTTACAGCCCATCCGGTTCGAAACTTAAAAAATGTATCCTTTACTTTTTCATTTTCGGTATCCCCTTCCAACTCAAATTGAATGTCGTTTCCACAAAGATGAACCAGGTGTTTGATTGTTATAATCCTCTGAAACGCAAAAGCACATCTGATAACGGACTCTCTAAACCACTCTTTTGTTTCAGGGTCTTGTCTTAATCTGTCCGGATATACCAATGGGTCATTTATAGCATGTCCGGACGGCTCAAATTCCCTCAAAAAATCCATTTGAGTTATTATCTGATATGTTGGATTGTCTAAAGGCTCATTAACGGACAAGCTGCCAGATATAACCCCTACTGCTTGTTTGTATCCATTTGGCAATATTCTCCGAAACGGACGGCGTACCATAATCTGTCGTGTACTTATATTCTCCATAATCCTTTTGGTTTAGTGTGTTGTTTTCTTATATCAAAAATCTGTCTGTAAATCATAGCCTCTATAAAGTCGGGAGAATGGCCGACGTACTTTTTCATCACTTCCTTTTTAATTAAAGAGAAGCCTTTATCTGTGTCTGCATCCCGGATGGCTTTGCGTTCTTTCATCAGGATATTATAAAGTGTCATATCTGAATATCCGTTTCCTGAAAACTTACGCGACAACAAATCGGGGTTAATCGAAATTTCATCATTCTTAATCTTCTTAACGAGAATATCAGCGCATTGTGATTTCAGGGAAGAATAGATATATTTTATAGATTGTTCGTCAGCTTTTGTCGTTGGGATAGGAGCTGCCATATTGTTGAACTTGACAGCATCTGGGAATTTGCCCTTAAAATCCTGTCCAGGCCCATTCAAGTCAAAAACAAAGTCCTTCTCCAGGACTCCCCATTCACGCAACTTATATGCAACGCACTCTTCCGTCCGCTTGGAATTATCCCGGCTTACATATACGTCCTCGATATGGTTCCCAATCCAAAACCATAGAACAAGATTGTCTCCGCCTTCATACGCAATATCACATGATACCCTTCGCTTACCGTCCCCATATTGAGAAGGATTTTTAAAGAAGCGTTCCATGTGCTCTATCTTAAGAATGTCGTCGCCGGAGGCTTTGAAGTTCCAGTTACCTTCGAGGTCGCGGGCACGCTGTTCTTCTCCCTGTTGGGCAAGGTTGGCGACATAATTAGGGTCGGACGTAATCAGAGCAACGTTTTCTTCCAGCTTCCCTTTGATGAACGTGGCGGATTTGACAAACATGGTCAGCTTGTTGAATCCGTATTTCTCATACTCATCTTTCCATAAAGAATCAATTAATGACTTGCATTGCCTGTAAACCTCCTCTGGCGTATCTCCCCAATATACATTGTTTATTTCATCCCCATCCATGAAGCAATAACGTATTATTCCATCCCTTTCCTCTATCGGGAGTCCATTTTCTCCAATCCACCAGTCTATGTACTTACGTACCCATGAATCTGGGTCGGGATTACATGTACCGTAAAAACGATTTCGTATTCCGTAAGCATTCCGATTATCAGTGATAAGGTATTTGAATTTTTCGTAGGATATGTGAGTTATCTCATCTATACCTATATAATTGTATTCCTTTCCCTGAAACCGGATTTGAAAATCTTTAAACGAATCGGCGAAATACGAGAACTTCAATTTTCCTCCACAATCAAAATTCCAGGTCATGTCATTTTGGGATTTGTTGTATTTCCCGAATTGGGAAAACAGCTTATATGATTTCTCAATTACGCCCGACAGGTCTTCTTTCTCATTTCGCAGAATAATGGAGTTGTTGTTCTTGTTCTGTATATCTTTCAGCACCTCCATAAGCAATGCCCACGATTTTCCTCCGCCACGGTTCCCGCCAAAAATGGTAATGTCCGCATTGGTTGCCAAGAACTTTTCCTGGCAACCCCTCTGCGCGATTATATTAAGTGAAGTTTCCTGTTCGCGCAATTTTTCCACTTGTGCGTAAGTAAGCACACTATTCCCACCCTTCGTATATACAATCTTGTCGTGTTCCATAAAAAAAATAAGCCGGCGTATGCAGTATAAATCCGCACACTCCGGCTTGAATCACAGCTCTATGAGTTATATATAATGCAAATATACGATTTATTATAAATTTTCTAATATTTCTCATATAAAAATACACATAAAGCATTGTATTTTAGAAAATATACTATATATTTGCAATACTAAATCATGTGATATGATAAAGATAGACGCTAAGCTGGATGAAAAACAGACCAGCGAAAAAGGAAATTTTGTAACATGTCCGGTGTGCGGGCAAAAGTTGACCGATGTGAAAATAATACACGGTAGCGTATTGTTTAGGACTGTATGCCGAAGATGTCGTAATTTTATCAGCGTCAGAATAGAAGAATAGCAATTTTACATATGCAAGCCTAAGAGCTTATTAGTGCACAAAGCACTGATAGGCTCTTTTTTTTTATAACACAAACTAAATAAACACGATGGAGAAAGAACAAATCTTATCCGAACTGACGACCAGATTAGGACAAACCAGTCTTTCGTCACAGACATTAATGAAGTACATAGAATTGAATCCGGTAGCAGAAGGGGTGGAGCCTGATGACGCTTATTATAGCAAGGCGACATCTTTTCTTCAAGGAATGCAAGGGCAGTACAACCATGATGTCGCAACCCAAGTTGAGAGTTTTAAGAAAAACTACAAACCTCAACAGAGTTCTCCTGACTCAAGAGAAGGAGCAGGAGATAACGTCCTTGCCGACAAGCTAAAGGAAATGGAAAATGAGATTTTGCTTTTGAAGGAAGAGAGAGAGGCGGAGAAAAACGCCGCGTCAATCCATGACTTAAAAATCCAGTCTATGGACTTGTTGAAATCTCAAATTGAAAACGGGGGCAAAAATATCTGTAACGATGAAATCCTGAATATCGCCATATCTGACGTGAAAATTACCAAAGATATGGAAGTGGAAGAAATTGTCAGTTGCGCCAAACGCAATTATGAAAAAAGATACAAGGCAATTTTCGGGAATGGCGCTTCCCCAAGTATCAACCAATATGCAGAAACCGGAGAAGAACAGGCAAAAAGCCGCCGTGAAGCATTCAAAGACCGGCTAAGAGCGCAAGGAAAACTTCCTCGAAAACAATAAACACATTAAAACAGACAAAGAATGAGACAATTAGGAACTTTCAACACTATCAGTCAATCCCAGTCGGGATTTGGCGGAAATTTTCCTGTTTGGTCAAGAGTAAGAGAATTATATCAGGGTGGTGGTATGATTGATGTCGCCGGAATGGGATTAAAGCCTGGTGATATTATACATGCCGGCACAATGGTAAAATTCAATGGAGCAGGCAAACAGGTAGAGGTAATTACAGCAGATGGAGTGACTGGTGTAAAGGCAGTAGTGACGCTTACTATCACTAAAAAGGCATCCGGAAACGGGGATTTGTCTATTGTGTTAGGCGGAAAAAGCTATTCGGTTGCCGTAACAAGCGCATCAGAAAGTACCCCAGAACTGGTAGCTACCAAAATCGAAGGAGCAAAATCTTCTTTTGCAGAATGGGATGTAAAACGTAGTGGGGCTACTGTGACTTTCACACAAAAAACCGCTGCGCAACTTTGCGCATACATGTTTATTCCAGGAAATACCGGAGTAACGGGAGATATTGAGGAAACCGTCAAAGGAGCTCCCGCCGGCGGAAAGCTAACCGATGTCAACGGTCTTGTATTTGAAGACGTATGTATCCCCGAAGGCTGTATCCTTGCAACATGCGCTGTTGTGCGCGCAGGCAGAATTTACGCAGACAGGGTGTTCGGTGGCGGCATTCCCAAATCGGTAGAAGCACAGCTGCCTATGATTGAATTTGTGCGTGAATCTGACGAATAAAGAAAGGAGAATAATATGTACACAAGAAACAAAGAATTTTACGACATTGTAGGAAAAGGTCTTGCAGCATTGGGATATACAGGGAATAAACCGCTGGAAGCATGGATTAATGACATGTTTGCCGAAAAATACAATGCGGAACAAACGTTCTCCCAAATGGGGTTCCCGTTAAATCCTAATATTCCTCTGAATCCCACATATGAGCAGATAGAAGCAACAGTCCGTGCATACACGCTGGCTACCTATGTGGATATTGACAGTGATGGCGCAACCAAATCTACAGACGGAATGTCCCTGCAAATGGGTGGATTGCCAACCTTCAAGCATGAGATTGTACTGAGCCGCAAAATCCTAAGAGAAAAAATGATGCTGATGGATGCCATCGGCAGTACCACTCCGGAAATTGAGTCTACAATAATGGAGCTTCTGTTTAATGGAGTGGACAGCTTACTTGGTGGTAACTACAATACATTCCTATACCAACGAAATCAAGTTGTATCCAACAAAGGTAAGCTAATCATTGACGCAGCTAACAACCCGCTTGGCATTGCATTGACTATAGATTTCGGTGTGCCTAAAAAGAATATCAAGGATTCTATCTGGTATAAGAAGCCGAAAAGCGAAGCGGTGCAGGAAGAAGCTTTGGGTACTACAATAGACCCGATAAAAGTCATGAGGCAGGTAAGACGCGATTCCCAAGAAAAGGATTTTGCCCCTGCTGGTCACTGGGAATGCTCCAAGACGACCTTTGAGGATTTGATTAACCTTCCGTATTTCCGCCAAATGTACACAGTTGCGACACGCCCGGATATTTCCGATAAAGGCATGCAGTTGGCATTTGCTAATCTTGTCCCCGATGAAACAATCAAAACTTTCATTGAAACGCGTATCGGTGCTGAAATCAGAATTGTCGATTCAATATCCGTAGTGGAGAAATATGACAAATCTTCCAAAGCTATACAATACAAGAATTTGCAAAGCTTTGAAGAGGGAGTATTGGCATATGTTCCAAATGAAGACCTGGGTGATGTACAATGTGGACGTCCTATTTTCATGGAAACACCGGGTGCCCGTACGGCATTGTATGACGGCGGCCGCACTCTGATACGTCAGGTATTCAATGATGAAACCATGACGCAGGTAATCAAATCAGAAGTGACCGGATTGGTTGTTCCTAATAAGGTTCGCTGGTTCTACTACTTGAACATTAAAGGTAAATAACCATGAAGGATTCTCAAAATACAAATACTGGCACTACCATAGAGGAATATCTCCGTGGTTGTGTCGGTTTTGAAGTTACGGACAGTGCTATTTCCACCATACTGATTGACAGGGGAATTGCACCGGGGACGGATGTCAGCACGTTGGAAAAACGCCAGAAAGACTTGTGCCGGGCAGACCTTTATATGTGGTGCGCAAGTACACCGAGCGTAACTGGAAGCGTAGAGGATGCCAATGGTGTATGGAAGCACAAGGAGGGTGGTACACAAAGCTCTGCCTATGACAAACGTAACCTTCGGCAAATGGCAAATGACATATACGCATTGTATGGAGAGAACGTCCGTAAATCATCTGTCAGAATTGTCAACTTGGGTATGAACATGAATAAAAGGTATCCGCTATGAAAGTAAATAATCCACGTTTTCCGCATACATGCAAAGTGTATCGTATTTCCGGAGAAACATCTTTTGACGAAGGAAACGAGACCGTATTGTATGTAGGGAAATGCAACAAGTACGGAAGCACAAGCCTTAGGACATTTACAAAAAGTAATGTCATAAAGAGTGATTATGCAATAGACATTCCTGGACTTGTGAAGGGTATCATTGCGGGAGACCTTGTGGATGTTACCGATTACGGAGAAAGTTTTGAATCATGTGTAGTAACGGATTGTTACCCTACGGAAATGGGAACAACGCTGTATTTCAATCTGGCTAAGAATTAGGGAAATGGGAGATAATGCTAAAGTCTTGGAAGAAGGCAAAAAAAAGATGAGAAATATCATTGATGAATATTTGCTGGATAGAATAACAGAAATCGGAATCAGACTTCTGCAAGACGGAGTAGTATCAGCCAAGTACCATAATGTAACCGGAAATACTCTAACTTCATTAGCTGTTGGAATTTATTATAGAGGTAAATTATCTCGTATAATTACCGCCGTTGTGACACAAGGATTAAAAAATCCTACCCGCCCCAAGCTTAGCAGAGGAGACGGTATTGGCGTGATAATGGTCCAAAGTTATGAAAGTGGTAAGTTTATTCCCATAAAAAAATACAACTTGATTGGCACCAACGGGGAGTACGGTTTAACCACTTCTGTAAATTTCCTCAAAGCATATAAAACTCCAAATGATGGCATAGGATTAGTGATGTGTACAGGTACGGAATATTCTAACTACTTGGAGTCAAAGAAGGGGTTAAATGTACTGTCAGATACATTTGATTACGCGGAAAGCATTGCTAAAATGACCTTTAAACCAATGAAATGATATGGGGTACGAACAGGATTTTAAATACAAAGACGCGCTTAAATCATTGTTTGACGCAGCAAAGACGGTAAGTGAGAATGTGTTCACAAATGACCGTCCCGCTGCTGTGCCTAAGCAAATGGATAATTTCATTGTGGTGTCATTGCCCGGCTTGTTGTCTTCCATGACCTATGGCAGCGGATTTGGAAATATCCGTACCTATTGCACCATTGAAGTGTATGTCAGACAGAAAAAGGGAAGTGCGGAAGACTTGGAACAAATGGACACTATTGTAGGAGATATTCTTTCCCTATTCCCTATCAGCGACAATTTCATAAGTGCCTCAAACCCCAAATTGACCTTGAAAGGAAATGACGGATTAGGGTTCAGCGCAACATTGATAAGGACTGACCTTGTGATAAAATAAACATAAAATAAAACGATTAAAACTATTTATTATGGCAATGAAAACAAAGCAGGAATTGAAAGATGTATTTAGCGGTCTTTCATCCATTATGTTGGTAAAGGGTGGCATTGCAAATTTTGCCACGGTAACTCCGGATTTTGATTTGCCCGTTACCGTAGATACCCTTTCCTTGTCCCAAGCAGAACCGACATTAAACCGTACAAAGGTGCACGGTCTGCAAGCGGATTGGGCTATCACCAGTACAGCAGGAGATATTACTTTCGCTGCTACCGTTCCAAGTGTAAGCAAGGAATTGGTAGAATATTTTCTTGGGAAAACCACTGATATAGCGCAAGCGACTATCAACAACCAGCAATTCAAGGGATTCTCTACTGTGCTAAACAGCAAGAAGCTGAACGTAGGATTTGCGCTTATAAGTGACGACGGAGAAAAATGTCTGCTTGTAAAAAGAATGGCCGTATACGCACGCCCCTTGTTTGAGAATGCGTCCACTACCCCATTTGCTTTTGCGCTCAGCGGAACTATTGAACTTGAAGATGGCGCTTCGTCCGACTCCTCTTCCGAAGATAATATCGCTTTCTTGACAAAAAAAGCCGACTGACCGTAGCTCCAGCTTCCCTGTCTTTTACCAGCGCGGCAGATAATACAGGGAAAACCATTACCGCAACAACCAAGGAAAGCTCTGTCTCTGCTTCATCAACGGAAACATGGTGCAAAACCTCGGTTAGCGGGAAAGTGGTGACGGTCAAAGTCGACGAGAATAGCGGAGCAAAAAGAACTGCTACAGTCAGCGTATTCACCGCCAATGAGTTCAGTGCGGTGGAAGTTACCCAGGACGGTTCTTTGATTTAAAAATATGGCGGTGTGCGTTATTGCCGCCGCCTTCTCCTTTTTCACACATCACAATAACACAGCATGAACGATAAAACAATAAACCAACCTACCACAGCAGAGCAGAAAACGCTTGACGATGTACTGGAGAACAGCATAGATTATATTACGATAAGAGGAAAAAAGTTCGGTATAAAATGGCTGCACCGTGGAACAATACGAAAATTAACCCATGTCTTACATTCCTGCAAAAGTGAGGATGAAGTTACTGCCAAGTGTGCCTCTCTCATTATTCTGAATAATTGGTGGAAGATAAGACTTTTCCATTGGATATACTGGCGTATGCTATGGAAAAAATACACAGACACAGAGTTAACCGATATTGTTGTTATCGGTAAAAAAAAAGTGGAATTGCAGAAACTGGAATACTTGAATGCTACCATGTTCTTGACCGGAATGAGAGACACGATAATGACGATGACGAGAAAGGAAGCAGAACGTATCCTTCAAGAACTTCGGCAGGAGCAGCATTTGCAAACGGAGAAAAACACCCAGAGCTGACACGACCGTTAATTCTTCTTTGGGGAATGATTAATATCCCTAATTGGTATATGGACTGGGTATTGACCTGTGCTCAATACGAACTTCTGATGTGCGATGCTCCGATTGTAGTGTATGACAAAGCAGACACAGAACAAAAAACGCACACAGCGAAAGAAATGGAAGATTTAAAAAGGAAGTGGGAAGAAAAGAGAAAAGAGCAGGAAATGAAAGGGCAAAGACTTTCCCTCAATGATTTTATAGTAAACGGTATTAACGCTATCCCCCAAGATACAAAACAAGAATAAATATGGCAGACCTCGGAAATTTGAATTTTGGCGTTCACTTGAAAGATTATACAGAACAAGAGTACGAAGCTATCAAGAAAAAACTTGTGAATATGCACGTCACGACCAGTGCAAAGGTTGGATTAAAAGTAGATATAAAGGAGATTGAAGACAAGGTAGAAGCCTTGCTGAAAAACAAGACCTACAAGGTAAAGCTGGATGTAGATAGCGAAAGTATTAAAAAACTCAAGGAAGCTTTTAAAGGACATGGCGTTGATGCAAGCGAACTAAGAGCCATGAGGGGAGTTTCGCAGATAATCCGTGCAGATGCTTACGTTAACTCACAAAAAGCCCTTGAACAGCTTAGGATTGCCCGAATGCAGGCTGCAAAGGCTTCCGATACGCACAATGCGGCAATGAAGAGGACAAACACTACAATGTCTTCTCAATCACGGATAGCCGGAGAACTGAAAAATCAAATTGCCAATGTGTATTCCATATACACTTTAGAGCGTTTTGTAAGGGGATTATATACCATTGGCGGAGAGTTTCAGAAACAACGCATTGCCCTTACCTCCATTCTTGGAGACAGTATGAAGGCGGAAACCATATTCAATCGCATTAAGGATTTGGCGGTTGTCTCTCCGTTTCAGTTCAAAGAACTGGCTTCATACACCAAACAATTGTCCGCATACAGCATTCCGTATGAAGAGCTTTACGATACGACCAAACGACTTGCCGACATTTCCGCAGGTGTGGGTGTCGATATGGGACGTATCATATTGGCGTACGGGCAGGTGCGCAGTGCAGCTTTTCTCCGTGGGCAGGAATTGAGGCAGTTTACCGAGGCTGGTATTCCGTTGGTGGACGAGTTGGCGAAACGGTTTACTAAGCTTACGGGAGTGGTAACTTCCGCCGGAGACGTATTCGATAAAATCAGCCGGAAAGAGGTCAGCTTCGGCATGGTGAAAGATGTTCTTTGGGAGCTGACCGATGAAGGCGGCAAATTCTACAACATGCAGGAAGCCCTTGCGGAAAGCCTTGCTGGCAAATGGAGCAACTTGCAGGACGCTTGGGATGTTATGATGGCTGACATTGCGGAAGGCAATAGCGGTGTACTTTCAGATAGCTTAGAGCTGCTCACTGATTTAATGAAACATTGGAAAGATTTTGCTAAAGTAATCATTCCAATAATAGCCTCATTTGGTACTTATAAAACAATGGCTCTATTAGCATCTTCAGTAAACCTCAAACTAATAAAAACTTTCATATCATTAACTGCAAGTGTTAGAAGTCTAAAAGACGCTATCGCGCTACTTGGATTAGTGACAAAGGCTAACCCATTAGGTTTATTATTAGGGGCTTTATCTGGAATTGTAGCACTGTTTTATGCGTTCAGAGAAGAAGCAAAAACAACAACAGAGGTTATTACAGACTTAAATAAGACGATTGCCGATACGAACGATAAGATGCAAGGGAATAAAGCCGTCGACAGCCTTATTGACCGATACGAGACCCTTAGCAAAAAAGCCAATAAAAGTACAGAAGAAAGTCGAGAATTAGGGCGAATTACAAAAAATCTCGCCAATACATTCAAAGATGCAGTTACTCAAACGGATAAATACGGAGTAGCAATATCTCTTTCTGTTGATAAGATGCGAAAATTATCACAAGAACAGAAAGATTTATACAAGAAACAGTTTATCGGAACAATGGCAAACGCTCAAATACAAAAGCAAAGCATTGATTCCGAAAGGGAAAAACTTGCCAGTATTATCAGGGAAGGGGGATATAGAAGATTTGATGAGAACGGAAAAGAGTTGTCTTTCGCAAAATACAAGCCGGAAGACATCACTAAAGCAAGAAACAGACTATTGGAACTGGAGAAGCAAAGCTTGGACTTAGCCAACATTATAGACACAGCCAGACAATCTTATCATTCCATGAGCCAAATTAATATAAGTAAGCCTTTGGCTGATTGGGAAAAAGAAGCAAACAGACTTGCTGGCGACATGGATGCCTTAAAGCCCAAAGCAGGAGATTCTTACGAAAAATACATGGAGATGCTTTCCGGTAATATCAGTGATTTGGAGAAAAAAACAAAGGCGTTTGCATCTGGAAATAAATATTCAGAAAAACAACTGGCATCCTACAATAAGGAACTTGAAGTTACCAGGACAATATATAAGGCTTTAGGGGGATTAGAAAAATCTTCTGGAAACACAAAAGACCCTATCGCCGAGCAATGGAAAGAGCGTACCGACCTCATAGACAAAGCCATTTCCAGCTATGATAAATGGAGAAAGATAGAAGGGGACGAGGCGGCATCCCAAAGGGTGAAAAGTATGCCCGAGTTTTCATTCGCCTTTGACGGGAAAGGTGTTAATTTGGACTTGAACGACCCAAGCAAGGCTTACAAATACATTCAAGGGCAGTTAGACCGAAGCAAAGAGAAGCAAGAAGATTTATACATTTCTCTTGGTATCAAGATTGACAAGGCGGGAATTGACAGTGCGAAGAAAGAAGTTGATGATGCCTTAAAGGAGATAGAAAAGTACGTTTCCCAAACCGGAGAAAAGTGGGATTTATATAAGAAGCTATTCAATGCTTCCGGCAACAAATCTCTTTCCATGAACATCGCTTTCGGCGGAGAGGTCTCATTCAAAAGTGTAGTAGATGATTTGCGCAACCAACTTTCCAAAGCGCTTGAAAATACGGGAAGTAAATTCTCCGTTACAGATGTCCTTGCCATGAAAGAGGATGATGTAAAGAAACAGTTTGGGGAAGGAGTAATTCTGAAACTATACCAATCAATCAACGAGGAAAGTAAGAAAATGCGTTCAGAAAGCCTTGAAAACCTTTTAGGCATGATTGAGGATTATAAAGATTATGCCCAAAAGATAAAGGATATTGAGCGTAATCTTCAAAAGGACTTGGCAGATATTGAAAGCCAAAGAGGTCAATTAGGCGAAGAAGCGACCGACAGGCTTATAGCACAAAGGAAAAAGAAAGCGAGCGAAGATGCTGCATCAACCAAATTTGAACAATTCAAGAGTTCGGAAGACTGGGCTAAGACCTTTGACGACCTTGACAGACTTTCTTCTGCAACTCTTAGCAGGCTAATCAAGAACCTGGAAGAGTTTAAAAATACGACCGGGCAAAGTCTAAAAGTCAACGAGTTTAAAGAGCTTGTCAATGTATTAAAAAAGCTACGTGACGAAAGTGAAAGCAGAAACCCTTTCAAGACATTATCAGACGGAATAAAAGAGTATGCGGAAGCCACTGAAAAACTGAAAAAGGCTCAAAAAGAACTTGGGTTTATCCAGGATGGCGGTGAAGTTACTACTGGTGTTTCTGAAACGAGCCATACGGGAACCAAGAAAACGGATGGCGGCTTATCTTATCAGGCTAAAGTCGTCGATAAATTAACTCCAAAATTAAAAACGTTGGCAGATGCGGAAAAAGAAGTAACTGATGCGCAGGATGAACAAAATGAGGCTTCCGATAAAGTTCAAGTAGGCTTTGGAGATATTGTCGACATGGCTAATCTTCTTATCGGCACTTTGGGAGATTTAGGGTCAGCATTTGATGCCTTAGGGAATGACAGTATGGGAGACACTCTAAGCACTGTACAAGAAGTTGCGGGTGGATTATTGAATACAGCTCAAAGCGGAGCTACCCTTTTCGCTGGTATATCTTCCGGCAATCCGATGGCTATCATGCAAGGGGCTACGGGTGTAGTCAGCGGTATTACCGGAATAATAGGAAGCATAGCCAAAGCCCATGATAAGAAGCTGGATAAAGCAATCCAACGTTCGCAACTGGAAGTGAAAAAGCTTTCCAATGACTATAAGAATCTTCAATCTGTCATAGAACGGCAATTGGGTGCTGTTACCCAAAGCCAATCCAAAGAGATGATTGCAAATCTTCAAAAGCAACAAGAAGAGGTGCAAAAGCAAATGGAGGCGGAACAAGACAAGAAAGATTCGGATGCTTCTAAAATAGAGGACTACAAGCAGCAGTATATCGAGTTAGGCGAGCAAATCAAGTATTTCTATGAAGATTTGGCAAGCGAACAATTCGGTATAGACTTAAAGGGATGGTCAGACCAAATATCAGAAGCGTTAGTCAATGCGTTCGCCAACGGAGAAGATGCAGCAAAGGCTTTTGATGATACGGTAGCTGATATTATGCGCAATGTCATAAAGGAGATGATTTCTCTGAATGTCATAAAACCTGCCATGAATAAGCTAAGAGATTATCTGTTTGGAGATAAAGGTATATTTACAGACAGTTCCGCCGGGGGTACAAATCTGACGGAACAAGAGGCAGCCGGACTAATGCAGCAACTTGGAAGCCTTCGAGGGACAATATCAGACTCAAAGAAAATATGGGATTATCTAAATGCTGCTGCAAAAAAAATGGGAATAAGCCTTGAAGAGACAAGCGCTTCAAACACTCTTTCCAAAGGGATACAAGAAAACATTACAGAAGAAACCGCCAATATTTTAGCTTCTTACATAAACGGTATTCGTGCAGATGTAAGTGTAAAACGCGCTTTGCTTGAAAAGTGGGGAAACGAGATTCTTCCGAAATATAATGTTATAGCCGAACAACAACTTACTCAATTGAGGGCGATAGCCAATAATACGTTAAGAAGTGCCCAAAATACCGAAGCAAACGTTGCTTTAGTACAAGAAGTTAGAGATATGCTAAGTATAGTAATAGACAGAAGTGGTAGAAAAATCAAAATATAATATGTTATGAACGAAAAGGATTTAAGCAAAACATTACTGAACCAAGCTATTACGTTTGGTTTATGCCAACCGTGGCAACACGCATGGGGGAATCCTACCCAACAAGGATTAATTGACAAGTATCTGCATGGGATTGATTTTGCCATTAAGCACAATTACCCTACCAACACTTTCATAAAAGAACACTTCGACAAAGACCTTCTCCACAAGAATAATATTTTTGTGGATGAAGATGTGCAGAAACGCAACATGTCACAAATTTCTGTTTTGAACGGAAATTGTAAAGGTACTCTCCTATTTGATGGCTTTTCCGTATGTGATATTTACGTGCGCCATGACAGCGAAGTAACCATTGACTGTTCACAGTATTGCAAGGTATTCATTAACGTGTACGACCGGGCAAAAGTAAATGTTATCCAAAAGGATATAGCATCGGTATATGTTTACATTCATGGAGAAGATTGTATTGTGGAAACCGATGGGGATGTCATGCAAAGAAAAAGCCAGGCTTAATGTCTGGCTCTATTGCATAATTCTTTTTGTATTGGCTGAAATGAAACAGCAAGAGTTACTAACGATTCTTCCCTCTCCAATAATTTCACGCAAGGAAGAGTGCTTGACTGCGCTTCTCAACGTCCATCCCAGTCTATCGCCTTTAGACTTTATACGATGTGGATACTTTGAAGAGCACTTTGCTTTCTTGCTTTCCATTACACTCCCCATATTGTTTTGATATTGAATTTATCTGTTCCCTTTTTTATCCTTCTGCTTACAAGCTTGCAAGCCACTTCTTGCCCGATTTGGTGTGAGACCAAACAACTAATGTAACACTCACAATAGCCGTTATTAAAAATATTGCCGTTAGCGTATCCATATTATATTCATTTTAAAATCCTATTAGCAAAGTTAGCAAACATATATGTAGATATAGTTCCTAATGTAATAGTACTCCAGTTTATTCCGTTTGTCACATTGGTAAACAAAGGAGTTATACCTCCTAAAACAAGTGCCGCAAATATTAGTTTAGATAAATCAAAGAAATATCCTGCAAGTTTTTCACGTCTTACCTTATCCTTTTCCTTGCCCTCTTTCTTTACTTCTTGTCTTTCGCTCCAATTACCCATTTGTATTATATTAATGCACAAATATAGAAAGAACGAACGAAAGAACAAACAAATAAACAAATAAATATCCGATAAATCAGCTTTTTAACAAATCCGATTAATTATAATTCATATGCCACAAAACAAGAAAAGCGGAGAAACTCCGCTTGACTTGATGATTGCTTTAAAATTGGCTTATCGTTTTTCAGCCTTAATATCCATGCTCTCCCCATCCATTGACATGGTAAGTTCGGCGTCATCACCCGATAAGGATTTCACTGTATATCTAATATATTCTTTGCCGCCCAAATAGATTCGGGGCTTTGTAAATTGATAAAACTTCTTTTTAGAACAATACAATATTAAAGGTCATCTTTTCCTATATACATTATAGATGTAGTTCGTAGCCCTACAGTAACCATTGCTAAATATTCCGCATCCTCATACTTTAAAGCATCCATATATAACATTTGACCCCCTTGCTCTGAGAAGAAAACATACCGGTCTGCAAGGTGTTTTCCCAACTCTGAAGCAAATGAAGATTTCAATGTTACAGCTCCTAAATATGCTTTATTATTATCATAAGCTATTTGAATTTTATCCTCTATTCCCAATCCTTTATAAACTGATGTCCCTTGTTGATTTGTAGACAATGGTTTGCCAAAAACTTTTTCTATATTTTCCCTACTCATGCCAAGAAAATCCTTTAAATCTAAATATAAAGTATGCAAAGGTTCTACTGTTACAGATAGTTTAAAAGATGTACCATTAGAATTTGCCATTGTTTCAAATTCTCCAACATGTTCTCCTTTAATTTTATTTCCATCTAATAAAGAGAAAATAAAATCATTAGAATTTTGGAGTTGTACATTTGGACAATCTAAAGTATATATCTCCCCCGTTTTAATAACAACAGATTGGTCCTGTGACTTTTCATCATCATCCGAACACGCACTAAAAACAAGCATTGGCAGCATTGCCAGTAAAAATAAAATCTTTTTCATTGTTATATATTATTTTTGTTCCATCTCAATTTCAATATATGTGTTATCCCATTTACATGCTTTTTGGGTTCCTAAATCAATTCCCCATGCAATCACATTCAAAAGATTTATACAAGAAATAGGATTAAATCTTGCTTCCAGTAAAAACGGCGTTGATTTATAACCCTCTTTTTTAGCAATTAATTCTTTCGAGGATAACTTTTTTCTTATTCGCGCGGTTGCTTCACCGCTTTCGTCAATTGTTGCAATTTTTCTGCCATTATCATAAATTTTAGTGCCCTCCATCCCTGAAAACGTAATTGTTTGCTTTGCAGGTGTAAAAATTGAAGCACAAGAACTCATAGAAAAAACAACAATTAGACTCAATAAAACTTTTTTCATAATAGCATTGAATATGTTAATTAATGTGCGGCAAAGTTAACAACTTTGTATTGGAGAGCAATATATTATATACAGTTTTTTCACCTTTTTTGTTATATGTTATAAAGCATATTTGGATATTACTACGCTCCCCCTTTTGGATATATGGTTTATTTTCTATATATTCGCATAATAACTTAGAAAATAAACGAAATTAATTGATTTTCTTATAAGGAGTTTGCTACTTCAAGGATTATGTATATCTTTGTGGTGCCAAACAATAGTAAAGTATTCTTTCTCCGTAGAGCACGGTTATCGCTCACTATATTTAGTTGGGCTTTTTTTATGCCCAACTGCCTGTATAAAAAATACACGGCTGTCTTTCCTGCGTAATATTTCCTCTTCGGAGAAAATCTTACTATTGTTTGGCGACACGGGAAATGACAGCCGTTTGTCTGTCTATAATTACAACGCCAAACAATAGTAAGTATGGAAAACTTAATTCCAAATCAGAAAGGTATGACCTCTCTTGAAATTGCAGAGGTTACGAGTAAACAACATGCCCATGTAATGCGCGACATTCGCAGCCTATTATCGCAAGGTGTATCCGCATCCAATTTTGGATTGGGGTCATACACAGACGCTAACGGTCAAAAAAGACCTCTTTTTAATCTCACTCCTAAAGGCTGTCTTATTCTTGCATCAGGTTATGATGCGGTTCTGCGCGAAAGAATAATCAACCGTTTAGAATACCTCGAAAATGAGAAAAAAGTTATCAAGACTCCACAAACTTATCTTGAGGCATTGGAAGCGTTAGTAGCTTCTGAAAAGGAAAAGGAACAACTCCGTATTGAAACAGAGCAGCAACAAAAGCAAATCGAGCAGAAAGATGCAAAGATTACCAAACTCCAGCCTAAAGCCGATTTTGCCGAAGCCGCTTTCAAAGCAGAGGGCAAAGTAGACATAGGTCAAGCCGCAAAGATACTCAATCTCGGTTTTGGTAGGAACACCCTTTTCGGGAAGCTAAGGGATGCGGGCATATTCTTCAAAGACAGGAACGAACCGAAACAAAAGTATATTGACGCAGGCTACTTTGAAATGACGCTGTTGCCGCCAATACGCAGAGACAACCACCCTGACATATTATGCCAAAAGGTGTTTTGCAAACCAAAAGGTCTTGCCTACATCAACCATCTATTTGGCGGAAAGCCTTCTGACAGAAAGATTTCGCCTATAAAATAGTATAGCACAACAACACATATTTGCGTAGTATTTAGTAAATTTGCAGAAAACGAGTAGGTTATGGAACGGATTAAATTAACAAAGGAAGAGAAACAAGCATTCCGGATTGTTGCGGAGTTTGGCGGGAAATGCCCGGCAACATATCCACAGCATGTATTTACTGCTTCCATCCGTTCTATTGAAAGAAAAGGATTGGTGAAGGCTAATTATGTAGTTGGCGGTCATGTATGGAATGTCAAACTCACCGAAGAGGGTAAGCACTATCTTGCCGTTAACCCCAACTTACACAATCCTATCAATTGGAATTTGATATTTGCCATTGCAGGTGTACTTATATCTATCATAGCCTTATTCGTTAGCTGCATGAAGAAATACTAATCACGCTATTTTAATCATCCGGCAGTCGGTTCCAATGCCCGACAGCCACAACTATATCCAAAACGAAAATGGAAGAATTAAGAAATACTGAATGAAGTAATACTCGATATACAGCAGGAGAAGCTGGAAATAATGGCGCTTCTTGCCCCTATGTCTATATCAAAATACAACCCAAGCGCCTCTAAGTCAGATTTCGACCTTAGAAGCCTTAATAAGGAAATATTGCCACGTAAACAAGCATAGATGCACGTTGAGGTTCGACCAGCGAAATCACGTTATGATACCCCGTCAGCAATACGGCTGGCGGGCAGATGGCAGAAAAACGACTAAAACAAATATTCATCATGGAAGAAAAGATATATAACTTGCAGAAAGAGAACAAGCTCCTCAAACTTCAATTATTGCACTTATCCGAAGATATTGAACTGATGTACGAAAGGATGGAAAAACTTGAAAGGAAGCTCAAAGAGAAGCGGGTAAAGAACCCCTACATGAAAATCGTGTCACCCGAAAGGTAGTATTCATTGCAAATATAATGTAAGCCGGATAACTATATCAATTTTCTAACCTTTTACTTGATTATTTAGAAAATACACCATATATTTGCAGTATTGATATAACAAGCCAAAGAGCTGATTAACGGGCATGCCGTTGATTGGCTCTTTTTGTTTTTACAACACAAACTCAAAATAACACATGGCAAAGCCTTACAGTATCTATTTTCAGAAAAGTAAGCTGGGGAGTCCTGTTATTGACACCAAATCCCAATGGGGGATTGTGTGCAAGGACTTCCCTTTTACTGTATATGGAGATATTAAGGATTTGCCCAAAAGGGACTGGATAGACCAAGACGGAGAAGACACCTTTTTCCCCGAAGAACTCTACGTGCAAGCCTATGATATAGAAGTAGAGTTTGCCTATAAAGGTGATATGGGAACAGCCAATGAAAAGATTGTCGCCTTCCTGGACTATCTGATAGGAAAAGACGGTTACGGAACAGAATTAAAGGTTTATGACACCTATACCCAAATAGGCAGGCAGGGGGTTTATTTTAAATCTATAAAACCCGACCTTTTTGTCCGCAAGACAGATGAGGGGGATGTCGTAACTTTCAACATTACATTTCGGGTAACCGACCCTAAAACACAAATTATTCTTACGGCATAATGGGACGGTTTATAATATACAGCAAAGACGGGCAGACGCAACGATGTGTCGCTAACAAGTTAGAGTATAACGGGGAGTTCATGGGAGCTTGTTCCGTTAACATTACCGTTACGTCCCCCACTCCGATTGATTTTACAGTCGGAGACTATCTGATATATCGCGGAGAAAGATTTGAAATAAACTACGACCCTACTGAATTGAAGCAAGCCTCCAAAAATACATACGGAGAGGCTTTCAAATATGAGAACGTAGTTTTCAACTCTCTTGCAGATGAACTGACAAGATGCGAATTCCTGGACTATGTAAAAGAGGATAACTTAATTCACTACTCTTCCCTACCTACATTCAGTTTTTACGCTGAAAGCATAAATGCTCTCGCAGAAAGAATACAGGTGAACCTTGACCGTATCTATAAAGGAGAGCAAAAATGGACGGTTACAGTACATCCCGAATATGTTAATGAGGCTAACAAATCCATATCAATAAGCAGTATAAACGTTTGGGACGCACTCGCTTTGGTAAATAGCGAGTTTAAGGCAAACTTTATCATAAGGGGGCGAACGATAACAATAGGCACTGCCGGAATTGCAGTAGGAAACATGTTCGGGTATGGAAAGGGAAAAGGGCTGTACTCCATACAAAAAACCGCGGACTCGTCACAGAAGATAATTACCCGCCTAAGAGCATATGGTGGTACCAAAAACTTACCGTACAACTATTATACAACATATGGAAGTCCTATTGTCGAAGCTCCCATCGAGGATGTATCTTACGGATATGACCCTAATACACATTTGATAGGCGGTGCTGTTGTGACGCTTCCTTTTTACATGAAATTCCTATCCGACACAGCATTGTATGATGTGACAATCAATGGGAGTCCCTATAAAATGAGAAGAGGCAGCTTTCTTGGGAAATGCTACGTTTTGTTGAATAGTGAAGCCGACAAGGACAACGTCCGCATAGGCGCAAAGATGCGGATAGAAAAAGGTATTGAGACGGACAATGTTCCAAGAAAGTACAAAAGACCTTCTGGAGCATTAGTACCCAATAATATGGCTGTTAAAAACTTGATGCTTCCTGATTTTCCGGAAAAGACACTTGACCCATACCTTGATAGTAAAAACATAGATATTATCGGAGTTCGGGAAGGTTCGGTTTTCTTTGACGGGAGCGATACTTCTTTACCGGAAATATATCCGTCTATGGAAGGAATGACAGCACAGCAGTTGAAAGACGCGGGAATAATCGTAAATGCTACCGGAGCGTTGGATGAAATCGCTTCCGATTCAGTGAATAAGGATAATACGCCAATCGCGGATGATGGTTACTTTGAAGAAGGGGAAACCATCCCACCGTTCAAAATATATCTCAAAGACATTGGATTTGACATAAACGATTATCTAACAGGGGAAACCGCCACCATATCCATGAAAAGCGGAATGTGTGGTGGGCGTGAATTTGAAATACTTGGAGATGCAGACAAGCCCGTAAAACAAGGTGACATGTGGGTCTTGACATGCAACAGAGTCTATGATGAAGGGCTGAATCTTTATTTCCCATATAAGTATTTTACTATCAAAGCCGGAGATAAATTTGTGCTTTTGGGTATTGATATGCCGGATGTGTATATAAAAGCTGCTTCCCAAAGATTGCTAACAGCTTCCAAAGAATATCTTGCAAAAAATGATTATGTAAGATATACTTACGAGCCTAAAGTAGATGAAATATTTATGGCGCGTCACCCGGAACTGCATGACAGTATAAAGGAAGGTGATTTAATGTTGTTCGAGGATGAAGACTTAAACATCAACGGGAGCATTATTATTGACAGCCTTACAATAAAGGAAAGAGACGCTCTCATTCCAACGTATGATATTACCCTTCGCAATGACAAAGCGGTAGGAACTTTAGAAAAGATACAGAATCAGATAGATTCAATAGTAGGCGGGCAAGGCGGTGGAGGATTAACTACCCAACAAGTGGAATCAATCATTAAAGCCTTTGGAGAAAAGCTGTTTTTGAATAAAACCAAACCAGACCAAACCAGCTATTTAATAAAGTTTTTAGGTGGATTGTTTTCAGACTACATCCAGTCCATGAACTTTTCTTCCGGTGCTCTCGGTGAAGGCTTTGTTATTAAAGTAGACAGCAAGACGGGTAAATCCTACATTGAAGTGGACGAACTCTTTGTGCGTATCAAAGCGATGTTCTCCGAACTGGAGATAAAGAAACTCTCTTATGCAGGCGGGAACTACATGTTCACCGCTGCCGGAATGAAATGCGGAAAGGTTGAGGAACACGAGGATTTTTGGCGGTGCTATCTGCTGGTTGATGATGGGGAGACGGCTATCGAGAACCCGTTCAAGGAAGGCGACCAGGTACGTTTTCAAGACTTCAATATCAAGCCGGGTGTCTACGAGAATGTATCCAACCGTTACTATTGGCGCTTATGTGTCGGCGTTGGTGAGGATTACATAGACCTTAGCAAGACGGACTGTGATGCAAACAGCGACATACCACAGGAAGGCGATAGCCTTGTACAGCTCGGAAACAGAACAGACAAGAAGCGTCAGAACGCAATCACCTTGTCCGTGTATGGCGATGATGCACCGAGTATCCATCAGTATGCCGGAATAGATTCCTATTCTTTAGCAGGCAAGGAAGTGACGGTTATCAGTCCGCAAGGCAACAAGTTCATGGGAGACTTTATCTTGAAAACGGGAATAAACATTATGACCCAGTTCAAGATATTGGAAGATTTGATTTACTCTGAAATCTCCAAAGTGCTTGACGAGGTGCAGGCAAAGGATAATTATCTGTATAACGCATCATTTGCAAGCAATACGAACGGTTGGGAGACAAAGAACAATGTTCGTTTCTTTACTGTAAACGGGAAGTTCTTATTGGTTAACGACAAGTTCTATTCCCGCAAGGATGCTATGGCTGCCATTATCAGAGACGGGGATAGAAACGTGCTTCGTATTCTTTCTTCCGGAATAAAACAGTCCAATGCGGACTTAGCCAATAAGCCTACCTATGAGGAAGGAGAAGAACCGAAGAAGTTCTTTATCTCTTTCCGGTACAGGGTAGCTACAGCCGGAACGCTGACAATAGGATTTCCCGGTCAGAACCTGCATTTCACTGAACGTCTTGAACCGGGCGAGGAATACGGAATGAAAGAGTATTCCGGCACATGGGACGGAACGGGCGACTTTGAATTGAAGTTTACGGGGGATATATACATACATTCGTTAGCATTGACCGATAATGCCTACGAGGATATGATAACAAAGTTTGAAACCCAGCTAAGCCAAACCAATGAAAAGATTGAAGCTGTGGCAAAAAGAACATCCAATCTTGAAAGCAAAAGCGCGGGATGGTTAACCACTGCGGATGGTGTCAAGATTTGGGCTGCTGCGGAGTTTGAAAATGGAGTAAAAGCTTCGTCCTTGTTTAATGTGTCGGCGGAAAGTATAACGTTAAAGTCGCAACATGTTAAGTTGGAAGGCATAATTACCGCCAATGGAAATATCAAGATACACGAAGATGGCTCTATTGAATGTCATAACGGCTCTTTTACGGGAGAGATAAATGCAAACAGCGGGGTGTTTAAAAATGTAAGAACTCCTAACAACTCTTTGGTGGTAGACGAAAATGGGAATGTTAGCATTGTCGGCAAAATATCAACCGCTTCGTCAGGTACAAAAATAGAAATAGACCCAAATTCAAACAGTCTAAAGTTTTATAATTCAAAAGGATATGATGTGGGTGGAATTTCATTCCTTGATAGTGGAGCCGGAGGTACTTCTGTTACTTACCCAAGATTAAAATTAGACAATATAGCAAGTGATGGCAACTTAACTGCGTCTACCACCCTTTTTGCAGGGTCATTGTCAATGATTTCAAATTTAAGTGGTTCAAGATACCAAGTGTCTCTTGGCATCAGCGGACTTTCTTTTTATAAAGATGGAAGATTAACTAAATCATACCCAAGCTCATGAAAAAGATAAATTTTAAACAATTACTGATTGCTACGGACATTACCCGTAAGCATTGTGAAAATATAGATTGTAGAGAGAATTTTGCGAATGTATTATACCGGAACGGTAACGGTATCGCATCGCATGCACTCGCTTTGAAGATATACAACTCCAATGAAGAGACAGAGTATAGTGATGAAGAAGTGTCCCTGATACAAGAGCATGCAAATGCTTTTTGCAAACCTTTCTTCATTGACGCGCTCAATCGTGCTATCAACAATCAACCGGAAGAAGCAGCCGATAAACAGGAATAATTATGGCTTGGACAGAACAGGATTATCAAGAAATAGTCGCCCGTCTTATGGCTAACTCCATAGGGGTTAATGAAGTACCGAATGCGGACAAAGCGGATGATGTAACGTCATTGCCTGCATTTAAACCTTCAGGAAGCAACAGTGAAGCTTCTGTGGTCAATTATCCTTTAGAATTTTTGAAAGGAGAAAAAGGCGAGCCAGGTATACAAGGAGAACCAGGAAAGTCATTTAAGGTAGCCGGCGAATACGCCACCCTTGAAGCCTTGAAATCCGCTGTTCCCGACGGTTCGGCAGTTGACGGGTTCATGGCTGTAGGTACGGAAGCTCCTTATGATTACTACGCATGGGTAAGTTCCGCTGGCGGAAATAAGCCGGACCCATCCCCTGATGGAAGGTATTTATTATTATCGGATGGCACTCCGTTATTGTTGGCTAACGAAGAGCCAATATTACTTGCAGATAGCGGGGAACGGGTTGCAAGTAATGGTGAATGGGTAAGTCAGGGGAAGATAGGCGGCATAGAAGAAGCGCCAACTGATGGAAAGGCATACGGTCGTAAAAATGGGAATTGGGCGGAAGTTCCTGAAAAATCCGACGTCCTCACCAAAACCAACAGTGAAAGTTTCACCCCAACCTCGGACTATCAGCCTGCAACGAAGAAGTATGCGGATAATATCAATTATGGTAAGGTTATTAACGTTTCTGTGGGCACTTATCTTGTTACCAATAAAAACGAAAAAGACAGGGAAGCAATAGACCTTATAAACACCATCTTTGGTTCGGTTGATAATCTGAAAGAAATAATCCAGGATATTATAGCGAACCACACCAAGTATTATTTTCACAGTTATAATAGCAAAGATAATTGTATTGAACTTAGTAGCATTTACTCTTTTCACAACCCTGAAACTGAAGAATATAACTTGCAATGCAATATCAGTTATTATATTAATAACGGTCCTGTTTCCAAGCGTATGGGATTTAAACTAATGCCCAATGATGAAGACTGCGCTGCCTCTATAGAAGATATACTCACTTCCGATAATCTACAAAGAGTTGTTAAACGTACTAAATCTGAATATGATAGTATCGGTACTAAAAACGAATATACAATGTATGCTACAACAGATGCTTGATATGAGAGATAAGAATTTAGAGCGGAAATATAAACCCTGATATTAAAAAATGGAGATAGTTAGATATGGTTAAAATTGGAGCTACATCTATTAGTAATCTTGCTGTTGGAAATAAAAATATTGATTTGCTTAATATCGGCAATGCCATTTTTTATGCTGGCTATCCTTATCCTTGTGTTGGTGAGAATAATTTAACCCCCATTACTCTTCAGCAATACATTGAGTTGCCTTATTTTGGAGACCCGCAAAATTTTCAAGTAGCCCTATATTTTTCAAAATATATAGAAAGTTTTAAATATAGAATTGTATTAGCTGGAATAGATAGCGGTTTTAAAGTTTGTCCTCTTAATGAGCGAGTAATTCCTGATGTTTACGGTTCTGTCACGAATTACGGTAATTATGCTGTTCTATTAGGTATGTGTGCTCCTCGTTATATTGCCAACGAAACGAGCGCTCCAACGATGCTTACTGAATTTAAAATTGATGGTAAATTATACAGCTATAATTATATAAGAAAGTAATTATAAGAATTGAATTTAACTTATTTGATTATGAGAGTAAAAGTATTTTATGAAAACTGGTTTGCGAAACTCATCCTCTTTGGCGGCTACACAACTATAATGCTCTTCGGCTTCATCCTTACGAAGCTGAAAGAACTGTCCGAAGCAACCATACGCCATGAACGGATACATCAGAAACAGTTCTTCGAGTGCATGGAGATAGCGGCTATCCCGTCCGTATTGCTGGCATTCCATGTCAGTGCATGGTGGTTGTTACTTATCCCGCTATTCTACTACATTCTTTATTTGGCAGAATGGTTTGTAAGCTTCGTGTACCATCTGTTTACAGACAACAAGATTGGGGATGGCAAGGTCAATAAAAACGCCTATCGAGCGGGCGCATTTGAAATGGAAGCCAAACTCAACCAGGATAATCCGAATTACTTGAAAGAACGCAAATGGGGTGCATGGTTCCGCTATTACGGTAAGATATGAAAATCCCGTCCTACTCTCACGAGCAAAACGGAATGACGGTAGTTAGCTTATTTGATAAGAGACACAAAGATAGGAATAATTGACAAATAACGATAAGATGAGTACAGAAGTTGTAAATGCAGCCCTTCAAACAAGTAAGGGGATTAGTGATTTCGGAATGATGGCTATAACCGCAGGTTTTTTCCTTGTGTTATCAGCCTTGTTGATGGTGGCGTGTTTCCGTTGGTTTATGAATATGGTAAACCAGCTTATGACATCACAGAAAGAGATAAACCAAGACTATAAGGACACCATGAGGCAGCTATTGGAAGAAACCCGTGCGCAGAACGAGCGGTTGAACGTGCTATCGGAAAGTCTCATGCCCGAAACGCAGCTGCGTATAAAAACGCTAAGCAATGTATTCTTCGACCTTTCCGTTGAGAAGGTGTGCCGTATTATCAAGAAAGTGCGTGAAGAAAACCATATATCAGACAAGGAAGCTACTGCAAGAAAGATACGTACATTGCTTACAAACATACACGAGGACAGGAATTCAAAACTTGACTGCTTTTCGTATCGTGGGAACAGGCTTTCCGAATACACGGAAAGGAAATGGATAGAACAGGTTGCCAAAGCCGTTGAAGCGGAGATTTACAATGAAAACGGAGCGAACAACGGGAGGGCATACACGAATGTAGAGTCGGTCTATGCGAATATAAGATTAGAATTTTATCACAATTTGAATGAAAGATAAGGAGTAACAAAATGAAAAAGAAACTGATTATCGCAGCGATTGTTATCGCTATCATCGTGGGAGTTATGCTGTACATGCACTACACACCGTTTTGGGTGAACCTGACTACTGTTGTATCATTCGGTGTCGGTGTTGTTGCCGGATGGGTGGCTCGTGTGGTTTATGACAAATATTTCAAGGAGGACGCGCAGAATGAAAGTATTGATTGATAACGGACACGGAAGTAACACTCCGGGCAAGTGTTCACCGGACGGAAGATTGAAAGAGTATGCGTATACCCGTGAGATTGCCATACGTTTGGAAGCGGAATTGCGCAAACAAGGTGTTGACGCAGAACGTATCGTCAAAGAGGAAATAGACGTTCCTCTATCGGAGCGTTGCCGTAGAGCAAACGAATACAAGGCAAGTGACGCAATTCTCGTATCTATCCACTGTAATGCAGCGGGAAGCGGCTCTGAATGGATGCAGGCACGTGGTTGGGAAGCGTGGACTTCGGCAGGTCAGACGAAAGCCGATAAATTAGCTGACAGCTTATATGCGGTAGCCGAACGACTTTTGCCGGGTATGAAGATACGCAAGGATATGACGGATGGCGACCCTGATAAGGAAAGCGGGTTCTACATCTTGAAGCACACGAAGTGCCCGGCAGTCCTTACAGAGAACCTATTCCAAGACAATAAGGAAGATGTTGGCTTCTTATTATCGGAAGAGGGGAAGCGGGCAATAGTGGACTTGCATGTGCAGGGAATTGTAAACTATTTGAATAACTCTAAAAAGTAAACATCATGGCAGCAGAAGTTTTATCATTTCAACAAGAAGAAGGCAAAACAGCGTATTACGCAACGTTTGTCAGTGACGGTAATCCCGTTACCATACAGATAAAGAACAAGGGCGGAATGGTGACTGTATTTGCCAATATCGAGGGCATGAAGCCCGTGACATTGTATCCTAACGTGCGTGACAACAACGATGCCGCCGACTCTATTTTCCGCATCGTAGGGATAGCGAATGGCATAAACGTCACAATCAAGAGCGCTACCGAAGTATTGGAAGCCAAAATGATTAAAGAGGGATAGCCTATGAACCCAATCACTATCCCCAACATCAGCATCCCGACAATCGGTATTCCTACTATTGGGATACTTACTATAGGGTATTCATATATCAAGGATAATAAACCGGGACCAAACCCATCCCCTGATGGAAGGTATTTATTATTATCGGATGGCACTCCGTTATTGTTGGCTAACGAAGAGCCGATATTACTTGCAAATAACAAAAAATAAAAAGATATGGCAGAAGGATTACAAATAGGAGAACTCCCTCAAAAGGAGAACTTAACCGGAAACGAGCTGATACCTTTTCAGCAAGGTAGTAGCAACGGCTCAATGAGTACCGCTACATTGAAGAAATACATCGGCACTGGTGGTGGCACTGGTGGCAGCACAGCATTGCTGATGCTCTTCATCAAGGAGAACAGCGACCGTTGCCACTACTATAACGGCAAGTGGAACAAAACAGACTTGCTGTATGGAGTTGCCGCAATATGTGCAGGTATGGTTGTAAATCATTATTTGTTGAGGTTATGAAAAAACTACCCTGGTTATTAGTTCTATTACTGGCCATCGCTTGTGTGGTGGTTTGGTTCCGTCCGCACGAGCCTTTGCCGGCAGAAATACGTACCGAAACAAAGATACAGACGGTTGTCAAACTTGATACAGTTCTTATCTCCGCACCGATAGCGGTCTTTTGGCAGATATTGCCGAATGACACAGTACGTATAGGTGACGCCTTGCTTCACCGCAAACGGGTTGTGTATGAAGATAGCTTGTATCATGCGGTGGTGAGCGGGTATGTAGACCCGCGACTGGATAGTATGCAGGTCTTTCCTAAGACGGTTTATCAGACGGTAACGAATGACATCTATCATCCGGTTCCCATCAAGCCGAAGAAAAAGCGTTGGGGATTAGGGTTGCAGGCTGGATATGGGTATCCAGGCGGCATGTACGTAGGCGCAGGAATAAGTTATAATCTATTTGTATGGTAAGAAAGAAATTAACGATGTAGAAGTTGGTTTGTAGCTGACACTCTTTCGGGGCTTAGAGTAAAAAGAAAGCCCCATTTCCCTTCACTGTCTGCAAACTTCAAGGGAATAACAACACGGCAGTATTGTTTTGGGGCTTTGTCCTTATAAACAACGCTTCCGTGTTTTTGTTTTCAGAACTTTTATGTTTTAAAGCAGAAATATGAAAATGAAGGAATTATATCAGACGGTAATGGCGGCGGTTTGCCGCCATACAGAAATAAGGGAGGTTGATATTTTAGGAAGCAACCGCGAAGAGTGTGTAGATGCCCGTTACATCTTAATCCATATTCTTGCTCACTTTTTGACGGATGAAGAGATAGCCGGGCAGACTAAATTGCCGCGTCAATCAGTTAATCGGATACGGAATAGATTTGCTGCTAAAACGAACAAATGGAGTATCCGTAACAACCTGCACGAAATTAGTTCAGAACTAGCTCACAATCCGCTCACGTCTTCTATAATAGCACATTGATTATCCCGTTCTTTGTCATGCAGCCTTATCGGGTTGCCTTGAAACAGTTTAAATATTAAAGTTATGAGAATTAAAGGAATGAGCGGTGAGGAATATAATGTCACCGGACAAGGACAAGGTAATTACAACACGGTTGGGGCTTCTGCCGGCATTGCATCTTTTTTGGGGCTGAATGCAGGGAATATTCTTGGCGGTTGCGGTAATGTGAGAAATGGCGGTTGTGCAGGCCCGATAGAGGTTATCACCTCCGAAGACAAACCGATAAGCCGATATGAGGCGGGAATGATGGATAAACTTGCAGCTAAGGATTCTGAAATATCCTTGTTGAAAGCCAACACCTACACAGACCAAAAACTTGCGGATGTTTATGACCGCCTACTGACAATTGTCAACAAGAACAAGGAAGACCAGAACGCAATCAATATGCAGCAGGCCGTATATAATGGCACCAATACCGCCACCTTAAGCTGTATGAAACAGCAGATTGCGGAATTGGTAGCTTTAAGCGAGCTTGTCGTTCCTCAACGTAAGGTTTGTGATACTGGATGTTGCGGTTGTAACAACTAACGCACAAGCTTATGTTTTCAAACGCTCAAAAATTGGCGGCTGTGCTCAATAAGTGGGCACAGCCTGCTATACAGGGATTACTTGGAGGACGGTTAGGGCAATTGCCGTTTATTGCAAATATAGATGCGAAAGTGCGTTCCACCGGTTGGGTCAGCCCAATGTGGAGCATTTCCAAAGAGATAGCTCCCGTACTGAACGGATTGTCCTCATCATTGATTGAACCTATGCTTGCAGGGTATCTGCAAGGAGTTCCGGATAACGCCATACCGGAACTGGCACATAAAGTCGTGGATGATGCTATAAAGAATGGGGGACTTTCGTTGTTTGAGGGAAAAATCGAGTTTGAGAAAGAAGATTTGGAAGAATTAAAATCGCTTCTTCGGTATAATCTGCCTATCCAGGACGTTCCTAATTCCTATGAAGTATTAACAGAAGAACCTATTTCGCAAGGTGAAGATGCGGAAGATAAATAATACAAAAAGACAATATCATGATTCAATTAACTCCAATTGCAATCGCTGCTACCAGCCAACAATACTTGGTTAATGTAGTGGAAAATCTGTGCCAGGCATATTGTGTCAATGCCGGAGCGCAACCCACCGGCTTGGTGAATTTTACAGTAGCCGACCAGTATACAGTAGGGACACAAACGATAGTAACCGTTAACGCGGCTTCCCTTGTTACTTATACTCCCAAAGGAAGTTGCCGTAGTGTTACCAAACAGTTCTTGGAACAGTTTAAGGTAGCATTTATCGGTACAGCCGGGGAAATCCCCTCAATCTCCATTACGCCACTTGTCACAAGGATTACGCCGGAAAATATAAAGTGCTGTAACCGTGCGTTTGGAGTAAGTCTTGCAACTCCGGTCACTATTTCCGCCACCTTTCCGGCTTGATTATCCGAACGCGCCAAAGAAAAAGGGGCGAAAAGATGTTCCGGTAAAAGGGGGAATAAAGAAGTATAAACCAGGGAGGACGAAAGCCCTCCCTTAAAAATATTATTATGAAGACAAAAGATGAAATGATAGAGCGCTATAATCTCCTTTATGAAAAGATGTCCGACAGCAAGAATCCCAAAAACATGAAGATTTTTGGCGAGGCCGAAAAATATATGTTCCGTGAGATAGCGGTGGCGCATCCGGATATGGCCGAGACGTGGCTTTCCCATCTGGAAGCAGTATGCTGGGATAACTACTTGTCAGAGAGAGAGGCCGGGAATATCAACAAGAGGACTGTCAATCAAGATGGCACGAAAGGTTTTCATTGGGGATATGAGATGTTCTGCAATGCCGTAAAAAGTCTTGGGGGACAAGTGGAGGACAAGCCGCATTACAATAGTTATGCCTTGTGGGTTACAGCCAACATGATTTATTCCGACCATGCGAAAAGTATATCCGAGGATATGGGGTATAAGACACCCCAGGAAGTGCCGGCCGATAAGATGGCCCTATCTTGTTATAGAAAGGCGGTGGAGAATCTGGAGGATGAAGACGAGGGGTTTCGTATCAGGAGATACTTTAAGCACCGGATGTACGATAACTCGCCTTTGTGAACTTGAAAGAAAGATAGACATGCTGATTCGGATGGTTGGAAAGCTTGATGGGCTGCGTGGGTTCGGTTCGAATGTTCTTGCAAATGTTGTCGGGGACCTTATGATAAGGCGATGATATGAAAGATAGGATAGACATATTGCTTGAAAAGGCAGATTTCACTTGTTACAGCGATTTCTGCCTAATATTCAGGGTACTTCAATGGAATGTTTTTTAGAACGTTTTGAGAAGGTACTTCATTGGGTTATACCCTTTGCCGTATTGGGTAGGGCATTAACTCTGTGTGTCTAATTCTTTCACGCCCTCCAACGCCCTATACAGTATGTATATGGTACTCATATTGTTTTTAAACAAATCTGTGCTCCCTTCTTCTACGTATTGTGCGTAATCAAACACCAGTTCGATAAGCTCTTCCCGTAATTCTTCGGGAGATATGCAGTCTTTGAATAATTCGTCTATTGCGCTAAGGTCGTATTGCTTCTTAGCAGGTATTGTATTTCTTTCCATGATGAATATTTGTTTAGTCTTTTAGTAAAAGCCCGCCCGGAATAGGTACGGGCAGGGCTTGGCAATAGGGTTAGGCTGCTTTAGATTCTCTCACCATATTGGATATGATGTTGTATATCTTATCAAGGAAATGATTTCTCTCCGCTATTTCAAGTTTGGATTCGTCTCGTCTTGCTTTCTTGTAGTTCCGTATGGAGATATGGTATAGGTAATACAGCTGGTCATAAATCTTGTGCCATACGTCTTGCTGCCTTATATTCATGGCGGATGCGTATTTGTTTACCAGCTGCCGGATGTTGTCACGCATAGACAGCTGCGGCAATTCTTCCGAAGACATAGCCACTGACAATAAGAATTTCCCGTTTTCTTCCCGTTCTTTCTTTATTTCCGCAATCTCATTCTCTATATTCTCTATCCGTTTCTCGTATTCGAGGTTTATGTTCGCTTGCATTGCAAACATCTGTGCGGAAGAAAGATGCCGTTTCAATGCGTTTTCCATAGAGTTGAATGCTGCGATGTATTCCAATTTAAATTTTAGGGCTTTCTTACCAGTGAATCCCATTGCCAAAAGAGTGAACCCGTCTCGGTTCATTATAAATCGTCTTGCGGATTTCACCCCTCCATTGGGCTGTGGAACATCTTCTGTATATTCCACGAACATGTCCCGAACTTTTGCGTCACATTCATTATCAGCGTTTTGCAATAAATTATCTATTGCTCTTACTACATCGTTTGGCTCTTTGCCAAACTTTTCAGCAACCAAAATACTATTGGTTAACACTTGGTCATTCTGACCTTTAAAAACTAATTCATTTGCCATTTTTGTAACGTTTTATGGCATTGCAGAAAGAAGACGGTCTGCAATTAACCCGCCGTTACACATACCTAAGAGGCAGTTGGGAGGCTATTAACTCTCCACACGGGTTTGCAGACCGCTATAATATACAGCGTTAGCTTACAAACATAAAAAATGCCTGCTAATAGCAGACAACCGTCCGCCTCTTAATATGTGTAACGCTGCAAATATACCTCTAATTTCTATAACGCCAAATAAAAAACTTAATATTTTACTTTTCTACCCCATATCATCGCGTTATACAGCGAAGTAGCATACATCTTAACCTCTTCCTTGCTCTCAAGGAAATCAACCTTAGAAGCTGCTATCATAGCCTCTGCATAAATCTCTTTGTTTAAAATATTATTCTCTTTCATATTATCTGCATTTAACTTTTGTAAGTCCATACTTAGCCAATCTTAGATATATTGTCCTCACACTCACATCCAACATTTCAGCCATTCTGCGGGGTGGTATCTTTTCTTCCTTGTACAACTTGGTAATGTTTTCTTCCGAAAGTGGGTCGACAAAAGGTTTCTTCGGTTCTGTTATCCCCATCCGTTTACGTGCTTTCGCTGCATATGCTTCATTCTGTTTGTCTTTTGTGACGTAAATAACAGTGGTCTTGTTAAGGCGTAGAGGGAATAGTCTTCTTTCCACTTCCTTGTGTTGTTCGGCAAGGCTTTCTACATCCCCGTTGACCGTAGTGTCAATCTTCTTGTATTTGTCCGGGATACGGGAATGTCTGTCTCTGATTATTCTGTCTGCTTTTCTCATGACTTCTCTTCATTGTCTGAAAACACTAAATTTTGTACTTCTTCTTCCCATATATCTCCCTCATTTCCTTCAAAGTCAAGATATACCGTATCTTTAGGGCTTGGATTGTTGAAACTAGAAAGCAGCCCTATTACCTGCATGGGTATGGAAAGTCTCTCTCCTTGTGGTGACGGGAGTTTTATTCTCACCCGGTCACCGATTTTTAATTCTGTTATATCCATTATTTTATTATACTAAATTTATGATACCACTTGTCCGCATGGCTGAACCATCCTATAATGAATGATTTACCGAAGAGAGTTATTTTGTATAGTTTACTCATATATTTTTGTTAACTAATTCACACCAACTATTATCGCTTTCCCAAAACCATTGATAGCCGCCAGCGTGTTTACGCTTTCCGGAACAGCAATTCTTGATATTACGGGCACAGATGCCGGTCTTTCGTTCCGCATCGTTAGAGGACTGGAAAACACCTTGTAACCGTCCGCTTTTTATAGCTACTACTTTCTTTGCATTGCAGCCCGCTATATTAGGGTTTCCCGTTCTCCCTAAGGCTAATCCTTTAATCATACTTTCCCTTTTATGCGAAGGGATGTAATCATCCCATTTCTTTCCCTTGTTATGAGGGATACTTCCTTTTAAAAACCGCCCGTTAATAGGGTTGCGGTTTAATCGCTGTGGAGGTATATATAATTCATTCATCTTTAAATTCAAGTTTTGGGTTACTGATAGTCTTGCTATTCCTTTTCTTTGTCTTAACCATTCTCCGATAAACATCATCAATCAATTGCTTAAGCTCATTGACGTAGCTTTCCATGCTCCAGCCTTCGAGTTGACACACCATTAAATCAAATTCTATTTCTTGTAGCAGCTTTACTTTAAACCTCTCGCGTGCAAAGACATTTACCCGTTGACGCACATTACGGTTAATCATCGGGTCTTGTTTAGGTTCTTTGCTATTGGGGATAGATTTTTTCACGGGGTGATGGTTATCTGTTATGTTGTTAACATGAACATTCATAGCTTTTACAAGAATTCTTACTCCTCCGTTTAAGACGCTTTTCCCGTTTGTGTAAAAGTCGTATCCGGTCAAAGGAGAACCAGTATGCTTGTCAATAGAGAAGCCTTCAGGCGGTTTATCATAGAGTTCCCAATTCATGTATTTACTCATGGTTGTTTTCTTTCAACAAATTCGGGTTATCGTGAATATTACTAATGACTGTCATAGCATGCCATTCTCCTAAAGGTCTCATGCCAACTTTTTTTTCAAAATCGAATTGTAATGCGAATGTAGCAAGTTCTTTGTTCCACAATACAAGAGCTATATGTTGCTCACACATAAGTATGTCGCCTTCATAGATTTCCTTTTCATCCTTATCGCATAAGCCCGTGAACTGACCTAACGTCTCTGGACGTACAACTGAAACCTCATCATCGAATAATTCGATAGCTACACCTGTCTTATTGGTAATTTCATAATCACTTTGTGAGCCTTGATATATAATACATCCATTTCCAATATGAATTAAATCGCCATACACCCATTCATTATTATCAACACTTTTCCCTCTGAACTTTATTTCACGCTTCATAATCAATATCTTTTCTCGTTTTTAATCAATCAGTTCAAATTCATAAACGAATACATAGGGATTGGATTCCCATGTACCTTTGCCGGAGACTTTATCTATGAGGGCGGCAAAGGCTTCACGAGGGGTATCAAAGTCGGTGCAGCCAATCGCTCGCCAATGTCCCAATCCACAGACGCAATATTTTTTTGTTCCATCATATTCATATTGGCGAGTGTTCAGTTCAACGCCCTCACGCAGGCAATCTTCATCGGAAATGTCTTGCAACCGTTCTATCTTGATGTTGGTAATACGGATGTGATGAAGCATGAGGTCAGCGCGGACAAACATTTTATTTTTCCAACCGGGTGCGAATTTAGTTTTAGTATAAAATCCTATTCCGTCCCTATCATTAAGTGCAATTTCGGGATTCATCCCTAAACTTTCATAACATTGTGCAATGGCGACAAGTTCGCTAATTTTGTATATAGGCTTTATTTCATATCCATGAATACTCTCATAACCACTCTTCCAAAATACACTATTGCGTATTTGTTCTTTTGAAATTCTTCTCGTCATAGTCTTCCGACCATCCAATACAGCCTGGGTTAGGCTATATTTATCATTGAACATTATCTTCTTCATTGTATCTTTTTTTTAACTCTTTCAAAACAATCTCCATACCTTCATCCAGTCCTTTCTTGTAACCGGATACATGCTCACCTATGTTGTAGACCAAGCATCCTACAACGATAAGAACAACTCCTACAGCCCTATGCCAATAGGGAAAGGATACACTGAACGGTGAGAATGCCAGTCGGAAGTGACCGATGAGTAATGCTGATATGATGAATATTGCAAGAAATAAAATAAGGTTTGCTTTCATAATCAATCCTCCACTTTTTCAAAGTGCACATCTTGTTTATCTTGTCTTTCAAAATACGAGCAATAATAATTACAGCATTCCGGTCTACCATTAAAGACGCATTTATCGCATCCGTATATAAAATCGCTATCTTTTTTCACGATAATTTTTTCTCCATTATATTCAAATACCTCTCCGATTTTTCTTTCTTGTTCCATAATCAAATCTCCTCTACTTTAAAAGATAATTTCTCAAGTTTCTCAATCTGCTTACGAAGAGAAGCGATTTTCCTAATCTTCATTTCTTCCGCCTTTTTCAACGCTTCGGATTTATCGGTGAATGCGTTTTCCCCTATACGGAAGTAAGAACATAAACCATCCCTTACATATTCTCTATCTTCAAATCTACTTCTAATAATATCTGTTTCTATCTCTTTAATACCTTCTGTTAAGGCATACTTTGTTATAAATACTTTTGCCATAGTTGTAATCATTTATAAGGTTAAAGTGAATTAAGAGAGGCAGCGGACACGGGGCGAACCCAATCGTCACTGTCCTGAATGTTGTCGTATCTAAAACCGTCGCCCCAACTGAGAATAAAATTGCGTTTGTTTCCTTTTCTCGTAGAACACCAATACCAGTCATCTTTCACTGGTTGTTTTCCGCAGATAGCTAAGGCTGCATTCAGCATAACCTTATGTTCATACCCTAAGACACTCTCTTGTAGTGTAGGAATGCGCCAACTTAATCCACATAAGTCCAATGCTATGACTTTCTCAGCAATTTCGCTTCCGGATGCAGCCAATGCTTTGGTATTGCCTATTCCATCGGTATCCTTCATGCCTTCTTCTGTGGTTGGATATATCTTTCCTGTTTGTTCTTTCTCCCAATCAAGAAGAATATGGGTATCATTATCCATATCTTCCGGATAGAAGAATAAAGCATTGCCATCATGGATAATAACTGCACATTGTGCCTGTTCGTTTTCCTCATGCAGTCCCCAAAATTTAGGTTTTACAAAATTCTTATTGACGGTAAAGATGAATACACCATTACCTACATTTTCTTTTGTGTAAATTCCTTTGCTCATAATCATATAAGTTTTAATATTTCTCAAAATTTGGGATTTGTAAATAGAAAGAGTTTCGAGACATGGGAAGCCAACACTTTTGCTCCTCATTGCACGTATTCCAATTATCTTCCCCAAATTCATCATTTAATGCTTCCACTATCTTATAGGCTACATCTTTTACAAAACGAGTATTAAGTATCCTCTTGCCTTTAATAACGATTGTAGGTGTATAGAGTGAAATTTTATACTCCCCACCGTTTTCTATCGACCAGCTACCTTGTGCTACTGTAATGTGCGGATTGGTTTCATTCTTATACTCTTGTACTATACTTAGATAGCCATTAAAATAGTTGGCTATTAGTTCCGACTTATATACTTTTAGCCCCGTTGCTTTTTCTAAAAGTTTTCTAAGCCTATAAGCATCATTTACAACAGGGTCCATTCTCATATAAGTTTTAATGCTTCTTGTATCCCGGCTTCCAGTGCTTCCTCGTAAGATTTATAAGTTTTATCAACTTCTGTTCCAGAAAGAAAATCATAATCCTTTATATCGTAAAGTCGATAATACCATCGTCCATATTGATTAAAATAAACAGCTATATGAATAGAATGATTTTCACGCAGCCACTTTTGGGCGATATACAATGTTGGACACAAAAATTCAACTGGTTCGTCATCTATTTCCGTACAACACGACATACTTTGCGGAAGGTCATATTTTGTAATAACCTTATTGCAGCCTATTATGTGTTCACACTCCCAAACGAAACCTTTCTCTTTCAGCAGCTTCGCCGTCTCTAATGTTACAAGTTCTTCGGTCATAGTTATTTCCCTTTCAATTTCTTTATTAGTGCATCAGCATAGTTAATTGATTCAATAGATATTGTTTCAATTACATCTATCTTACTATCAGGGTGCTCATCCAAAAACATTCCTAAATTTTTCATCCAAAAACTATTTGATATTAAACCTTGTATAGCGGATTTTGCCAATTCATAACGCCTTTGCTCCCAATCAATAGTTTCAAAATTATCAAAGAAGTCGAGTTCTGACACTTTGAAATACCTACCATTCACTAAGGCAGTCCCAACGTCGAATAAGCCTTCAACCTCTACAATCGTTCCGGTTGCTTTTATTCTTGCTTTCATACTGATTAGTTTTAATATACCTGTTTTCAATACACCAGCACAACATATCGTAAGCCGCATCAATAATATTTTCAGACTTTTTCGAGATAAGTTCTGTAGCATCAGATTTATAGTAATATATATCCCAATATCCACAAGACGGTTCAATGCAAATCTTATAAAAATCGGAACTTATAATTATAAGTGTCGGCAGCTTGTCGAGAATGTCCTGCAAAGTGTAAGTTTCATGATAATAGTCGTAATTCGTATCGGCATCCGGAGAGGCTACAACCATGTTGTCTGAATCTGATTCATTCCACTCGAAACACATGCTTCCATCGCTTGTGTCCAATCCAAGCTCCTTCAAATGCATCATCTGTTCGACTGATAATACTTGTTTTGATTTCATAATTCCTCCTCCAATTTTTCCAAAAGTTCCTTGGATAACATTTCACAATAATAAATATTATCTATCATTGTGTCATCAGAACTTATATCTGCCTTAAACCTCTTAACAAGTACCCAGCCGTACCATTTTTTCACTTGAACGTCAAAAATGTGGTCAAAAAGTCCGTATCTGTATATTCTGTATCTTTTCATTTGTCTAAGTTTTTTTTCATCCATATTAGTCCGCTTCTTTCTTGGCAACATTCACAGTAGTTATATCCTAATCGTTGATACCATTTCTCTTGCCAACTACCTTTCTTTGCCTCAAGAAATACACGGACACATCCTAATCCTTTGGCTATTTGTTCTGCACGAAGCATTAAATTGATTCCGTTCCCATTTCGTCTTTGTTTTCTTACAAACAGGGATGACAATATTATTTCACTTGGATTGTCACTGTATCTATGCAATGATATATGACCATTATCCAATATTATATTTATTATTTCATTGGGCTGCATGTCTATATTCGGTCTCCTTTCTCCTTAATCCGTTCCAGTACATCCTTGTTGGCTTCGAGTATCTCATCGAAAGAGGGGGTGGGAAACCATGCCAGCACGATACTGTTTCCGTGAATCCACATTCCCTTTTTATCTAAATTGCTATTTCTACAAAACTTTTCTTCTCGAATATATGGTGTGCCATAACACATCACCAAAACAAAAACTTTTTGCCCCTCTTCTGGCAACTGTTCCTTAACGCTTATCCAAGGGTTCTTGGGGTGAGCATCTGCCCATTCTGCCCCAATGGTAAATCCAATCATTTTACCTGATGCGAAACTACTACTGTTACCATAGGGATTGGCTGCTTTTATTTCTTCTTCTCTGTTCATAAAAATGTTATTCGGTTAGTATTAAATCATCCAAATACGCCCATTCTTCAATGGCATCTTTGGAACACTCGTAATCATCGCACTCTTCATCGTCCCAGCACTGCTCTGTTACATTCCAATAGCGGACACCGTAACCAGTTCCAGTGCTTAATTTCCCATATACAAGGCATGGTATCTGCGGATAATGTTCATTTTTGTATTCTCCATGAGCTTGTGGCACTTCATCTTTAGTCTTGTGCCACACGCTATTAATGCGCCATTCAGCACCAGCTATATAAGCCCGTTCTGTTACATCAAGTACTGCATCGCGAGCACCGGCATCATAATTATCTTCTTCAAAGTTTATCTCAAAATCGCTTGATTCCAATATCTTTTGGAGATAGTTGTAGGCTGCTTCTTCTACTGTCTGTTTCATAATCAATAACTTTTAATTTTCTTATATTTACCACATGCTAATATTAAATTTCCACTTTTGTGTAATTACTAAAATCACAATACAAGTATTGACACCAACCACCGAAGCGATATTTATCATTTAGATACCTACATTGGGAAGTCCACTTACTCTTTGTAATAATCTCGTACACCGTTCCTTTATGGATGAAAAGGTCGCCGACTTTTAAATTGGAAAGTTTAACTGTTTTCATTTCTTCCTTTCATTCCGTTTCCGATTGTCTTCCGAAACACACATTTTGCACCATGATGTCTTGATGTGATACGCCTTTCCGTTGCGGTGAATCGTTCTATCGTAGAAGCAGGATAGCAAAAGCGGTCTTTTGCAGCGGCTGCACACCTTGCGTTCTACACCGTCCACCATCACCCGGTTCCTCGGTTTCCGCTTCACTATCTCGCACGGACCGCATTCGGATGCACCGTACTTCCGGCAATAAGCAAGGGAATGCTTGCCACATTTCGCGAAAGAGGTGCAATCGGAGCGGGGGACTGTCTGATGGATGTTCATACTATTTGCCTTTTTCTATAGATTCTATTGCCAGGAATATCTCATACATTACTTGTGGCGTATTTCCATACATATCCACCAGCTAATTTCCTTTTCCCTTTACATACATCACAAATATGTGCGGCATTTATCCCAGTGATTCGGGATGCGTCATTTAAAACTTCAAATCTGTTTATCAAATTCCCATCAACCGATAATTGCAATACAGGCTTCCTTGTTTTCTCTATCAATAAAAAATTCCTTTTACCGTAGTTACAATTATACGATTCGCTACACCATTCGAGATTGTCAACATTATTATTGGTTTTTATTTCATCTTTATGGTTTACTTGTGGTAGATTTTTTCTATTTTCTATAAACGCTTTCGCTGTCCGGCGCAAGAAAAAGGCTGGCAGGGGAAACCTCCGGTGAGGACATTGATTTTTCCCCGCCACTCTGTAAAATCTGTTTTCGTGATGTCTTCATAACTTTTGCTGTTTGGAAACCAATAATCAAGTATTTTTCTCCCGAACGGGTTTATTTCACAATGGAACACGTTTTTCCAGCCCATTATCTCGGCGGCTATTTCCGGGCCACCGATGCCGCTAAACAGAGAGCCGTGTGTCAATTCGCTTTTCTTCATTTCCATAATTCAGAACCACTCTTCATTCGCTCCGACCTCTACCGAAAGCCAGTCCATGAGGAGGGTTATAAGGTTATAAATAGGCTTCATCTCACTAAACTTTTATCGCGTTGGCAATATTATCCGCATCCGACAGCTTTCTTACCAGCACATCAAATGCTGCTGTACACCGCTCTGTGTTCATATTGACCGTTTTCCCGATTTTCAAACAGTCGGAAGCAAGGTTCATCATCCTTGTCACATTGGAAAGCTTCAGGTATTCCAACGTAAACCCGTTAAACCGTGAATCTTTCTTCCGAAGCTCTTTAATCCTTTCGTCAAACTGGATGCAGGCGTAATCACATAATGTCCTTGCAAGTTCGAACCTTGCAATCTCTGCGGAATGGGGTACGCCGTTATCGTCAAGAACCTGCTTGAATTGCCAATACAACATATCCACGTGCTTGTTCACTTCTTCCGTATACTTGTCGTTGCAGTCGGCGAAAAACTCGCTCCGGTCTGAACCGATAACGCTGTTTACAGTACGCTCGTATTCCTTTCTTGCCTTATCGGCATCATTCAAATACCGCTTGAATGCCTGTTTGTAATAAGGCGTTCTCTTCATCGCATGCAGACACTCGATAACCTGCCCACAACAGATGTCGTTCGTGAGCAATATGTTGTAGGTGCACAGAACTACAAGACTCTCATATTTACTGATTATCTGATTTGCCGTGTCGGTGGTCATTGCCTTGCATGTTCTGCCTTGTTCATATTCTTGTTTCTGCTCTCTTTTGCAAGTTCATCAATCATGCGCTGATACTCCAATTGTTCGATTTTCTTTTCAATCTCTATGTCCATGATTATTTACCGTTTGTTTCTTATTTGGATAAACCCTCGTTTTTCGCATTCCTTTAACAGTTCCATATCTTCATCCCTTATATCGCATGGCGTCTCATGATTAACACTCATGTAATCCGATATGCCAAACTTTTTGCATATATCATAGTAAAAGCGTCTTTGCCTGCCTCTTGTCGTCCAACATATTGTAAGTCTCATACTTTATTGTCAAATTTATGCTTTCGCCAATACTTATAACTGGCATACTCTCCACGTCTATCAAACATTATACGCTCGAATGTACCAACACGCCGCAATGCTTCGTTTGCGTACAGGTCTCCACCGGCTATCTTAACTTTCAACATCTCAATGTACTCTTCTCGGCTATACTCTTCTCCAGTAAAAACATTAATTTTTTCTTCCGGCATTGAGTGTATCACTTCATCCCGCTCCTTATCGTAAGTGGCAAACCAGCTCATGATGACAGAACCGTCTATTTTGCCATAAAATCCACCGTATGATGAGTTTTCCCTTGCCCGTTTAAAACAAAGGCAAACATCCTCAATTCTAAAATAATAATACTTGTCAAGGATAGAGTTTACAATGGATGCTACTTGATAGTCATTCATATCCTCGCGGCTACGGCCGTAAAACAACAGAGTACCTTCTATGAACTTTACAAGAACCGCCTTTATGCAGGTTTCGTTATCTTTCCTCCATTGTGATAATTGTATGGGAGGTGCGTTTATCGCTTGGCTTATGGAAGTTATCTCATTACTGATGTTCTTGCAGATAGCAATCAGCTGCCTGGAAGATAGAACCGCTATTTCCTTGCTTGTTAGTGTGATTTCTGTTCCCATTGTCTTTTAGTGGAAATAACCCTTGGTAATTATTACTCATGCTTTGCTCTATTATTGCAATCATCATCTGCTTGTCACCTCCCGAAAGAGTTAATAGCTTCCGGTAACATGCCTCTGCTCCGGTCTGCTTGTATGACTGCCCCCTCTCTTTTTTGTAGTTGAGCCAGTATATGAATATATCCTTATATTCTTCCTCTACGAAATAGAGGTCAAGTACCTCTTTCTTCCTTATTGAGTTTCTCCCGTCTATCCATGCTTTCGCTATTTCATTTCGGATTTCGGAAGGATATTTCAACGCATACTCTTCTGATTGCTGCTTTATTGTTTTCATATTATTACTTTCTATATGGTATTAAGAAATTTGTTCACGAAGTAAACTTGTCCTTTGCCACTAACTTTTGTAGTCAATGTCGTATGTAAAACGCCATTACTTCCAGAGCGTACGCCTTTTTTGATTACAAACAACCCTTGTTCTATGTATTTCTGATTTGGCACGTTATATCTTTCTCCATGCTTGCCCAAATATCCGTTTTTACGCATCCATGCAAACAATCTCTTTTCGCCTATATCGTATCCATTCTGCGCAATTAATTTTGCAAGTTCTCCGATAAGGCATGAACTTTCCGCTCCACTAAATGCGTTTGTAAAGGTTACAGCAGGTTTGGTTTTTTCAATTATGTTTTTGTTCTGTTCTTTGAGGATTTGATTTTCGCAAGCCATTCTTTGCTTTTCCTCGCGTTCGCTCTTTAACTGCGTTGCAAGGCTGATAACAAGGTCGGGGTTGTTTATCATCTGCTCCAAAGTTGGCTGCGTGGCGGTCATACCGTATTTAAGAAGCTCATCTACTCTCATATCCACCCATACCGCTAAATCGGAATTTAGTTTTTGTGCAACACGAATAGCGACAAGACGGTGTGCCCAAGTGCCTGGATTATCTCCACCTCTCTTAACTATCAGTAAATCAGCCAAACTAAAATTTTTTAGTTTGGAAAGTGATGTGCAATAATCGCTGATTTCCTGCGAGTTAACAATTGTGGATAAATTCTTATCGGGATAGGCTTTCGCCATAGCCGTAAGGTTTACCATAACATCACTCCCTTTCTCAAAAGGAATTATATTTCCGTTGTAATCGAATTTAATAATTGAAGTATTCATAATATTTAATTTTTTAGATTTTGCTCAATAGAAAAGTTTCTCTCCCTTTTTTCGGAAAGTGAGGTAGCCCGATAAAAGACTACCAAACACGATAAGTATTTCAATCATGGTTGTTACTTCTTGACTATCCCCGTTCTTCTGTATTCCGCCCACTTATCGTACTGCTTCGTCTTTACGAGGAAAGAGAAGCACGAGCATTTTAATTCAATCTCCCTGCGTTCGCTCCATCTTGTCCATTCGAGAAGTTTTTTCGTAAACTCCAGTTCCTTTTCGAGCTTTGCGATTTTCCGCTTGTCGGCTGCGCTTGATTTTACAACCTTTGGCGCAATCTCGTTCACCTTGTGAAAGACTTCACGGTACACGTCAAATACGGGGCGAACTTTGCGGGCAATGAAGTATTCTAAGCAGGAGACGGAGAGGTGGTATTCTATTGTTGGTCTGCCGCCTTTTGGGTTTTCCGCTTTTTGGCGCAAAACTTGATAATCAACGTCTTGGATGAAGTTTTTAGTTAATTCTTTAGTCGCATTATCTTTTCTTGAATAGGCAAGCATCCAGCAACTATCAAGGTTAACAGGGTAGGGAACATTCAGTTTTGAAAGTTCTAAAATAGCTTTGAAATAGCGTTTGATTTCTTCGGTTGAAGAAGATAATGAAAGGGTGCACGTGTCGTGTGCAGACGTGAGTCCACAATTTACTATACTTCGATTGCTGCTCAATTTCATTGGACTTGGCATGTTATGAAATTTGAGTTATTAAAATAAGAAAGGCTATCGCCTCACGAACCGCCAAGTCCAAGTTATTACATAATCGTAGTAACCCATGTGAGTGATAGCCTCTATATCTTTGCAATATAAACGCAATGCGCAGCCACAAAAAAAATAGCTACTACAAATTATGTCTAATACATGAACTTGGCGTGTTCGCCGCAAAGATACACACTCAAATCAAAATGCCAAAGGAAAACTATATTTTTTTAATCCAAAGTCTTGATAGCAATTTCAACACGAGGATTGTCCTTATCAACGAATTTGCGTGCATGGATAAGGCAGCAGTTGTTATCGTTCTTGATACACTTTACAATTCAACTTCCTTGATTATAAATTCTATTCTTGGATTTACTTTGTCTATAAACTTCTCTGCTACTATCTTCACGCAATTACGGTCATTCTTGATAGCTTTGCATCCTTGTAGACAATCAAGTACTGTCTTGAAACAATTGTCGAGGTCTGGGCGTTGGTTTTCATAGAATACATTCAAATAAAGTTCAAACAGCCCTGCTATCATCTTACCTCTGTACTGGTTACATTGTAGATAGAACGACTTTTCATATTCATTCAATGCCGGCTGTTTGGCAAGACTGCCATGACCGCGGATTGTTATAACTTTATAACAATTAGATTTACTCGGTATCTTGCCCCTTATTATCTGTTTATTATATATCATGTTATGGTAGTTTTAATTTTATTTCATTGATAAGTTCTTCATTAGATATACAATAGCCGGCATTAGCTATGTCGCATAAATGCCTTTTTAAATCGGTCGGATTGTTAAACCTCAAATCCGCAACTAAGCTCTTCAGCGTCCTTCTTGCGTCTAAACGTCCTCTCATCACTGAATTAGCAGAT